CAAATACTAGTTTGGACAGATACGTCATTACATGGAATTCAATTTGTTGGCACACCTTTTACTTTTGGTCTTAGACAACTTGGTGCCAATGCTGGTTTAATAGCTCAACATGCAGCTATAGAAGTTAATGGTATTGCTTATTGGATGTCAGACAATGCTTTTTATTTATATGATGGTGTTGTAAAAAAAATGCCATGTTCTGTGCAAGATTTTGTCTTTGATGATATTAGTTATACTAATAAAAATGATATCGCTGTTGGGCTTAACACTGCGTATAATGAAATAATATGGTATTATCCTTCGGCAAGTGCAACGCAAATAGACAGGGGTGTTGCTTACAACTACCTAGAGGGTACTTGGTATACTATTAGTTTAGCTAGAACAACTTGGCTTGGGGCATATGTTTACGAAAAACCTATAGCCACAGAGTATAGCGCAACAACGACTGCTAATGCCACAAGTATATTAGGCTTAACTGCTGGAGCTTCATTTGTTTATGAACATGAATCTGGAAATAATCAAGCTGATGGAACAGCCATTACAGCATTTTTAGAAACTGGATCTGTAGAAATAGCTGACGGTGATCAATTAATGTCTGTAAACAAATTAGTGCCTGATTTTGACAATCTTGCTAATACTATGACGGCAAGACTTACACTAGAACAGTATCCTCAATCATCTGCAAATGTGCAGACCAGTGGATCTATAACCAGTTCTACAGAAAAAATAAGTGTTAGAGGTAGAGGTAGAGCAGTAAAAATCAGGTATACAACTAACACAGTTGATGATACACCTTGGAGACTTGGATCACAAAAGTTAGAAATAAGACCAGACGGTAGAAGATAATGGCTAAAATAAATATAACTAGACTACCTAACGCTACGCCAGAATATGATGCTGGTCAGTTTGATCAGATGATTAGATTACTTGATCAAATAATACTTTTATTAAAT